TTCTGTAAAATCAATCGATAGCGCATTTCCTTAATCTCGTGTTAAATTATCTTCCGCAAAAAATTGAATATTTAATGGTAAATAGTTTTTCTTTTTCATAGATAAATTCCTCCTAATTTTAATTGAATAATTGTGGATTTTCTTGTATTGCTTTAATACGTTCCGCACCATCTTTAATGGATAGGATTGAATCTTTTGTTACTGCCGACTGTGAGCCGGTCTGTTTCTTTGGTGATGTTCCTTTAAGCTTTTCTTTCATACGATCATCTGACACTTTATCTACCAAAGAACTGAATGCCTTTACCGCCTCACTAGTCTTGTCCGCATCTTCACGAACAACGAAGTCGAGAATTTCATCAGTTGCAATGATGTCTGATTCAGCTAGAATTTTAGTTGCTTCTTTTCCAAGTTCAAAGCGATTTTGAGATTCTTTCAACTGTTTATTTTCACGTTGAAGCTTCTCTAATTCATATTGTTGCTTTTCGTCAGCATTCATTTTCGCTAACTTCTCAGCTTCGTCAATTGCTTCTTGCTTATCTTGCTCAAGTCGATTGACTCGATCTTGTACAATCTTATCTAACTGATCTTGCGTAAACTTCGGTTTATCATCTTTTGACTTGTCGTCATCTGTCTGGTCATCTTTTTTGTCATCCTGTTGATCGTCTTGATTATCATCTTTGTTATCGTCCTGGTCTTGGTTATCTCCATTAGAACCACCTGCATCATCTTGACTAAAATACTGTAAATTTAGCCTTAATAAATTCATTAAATCCATTGTAAAATCTCCCTTTTTTATAGACTTTGTTGTCTGTATTTTCCTTGCACCTTTTAGAGCCTTGGGCATGTTTTGGGCATAAAAAATAAGCTTCTTTATATCGTCTATTGCTTAAAGATGAGCATTTATACTCCTAACCTCATTGCGTTAGACATTGCGCCTGTCACTCTCTTTATATTTTCTATTTCGGCATCACTATAAATCTTTTTATCATGATTAATGATTGGCGCAGCTGCATCTTTCATGTATGACTGTCTTATTAATACTGTTTTTCCATCAGAGGAGGTTATATGAATAGATTCACCATTTATAAGTGATTCAATTTGATTATCTCCAAGAACAATTTCCACCATTAATATCATCCTTTTAATATATTTACAGCTAACGGCCGCTGTCACCGAGACAGGATCACACTCCTTTCTATTCTTCATCTCCGAAACGTTGATTTACAAGTGCGCTTTTACCCACCTCAATCATTCCGATAACTTCATCTGTATTTCCATCACTAGAGGTGAGATACATTTCTCCATTAGCATGCTTTATAAAACAAACTGCATTTTTCACATCATTTTGTTTAAGTTCACTTGTCACATCAGATAAAAATTCATCAACTCTGGTGTTTCCCTCTTTTTCATCTCGTACATGTCTCAATCTTTTTGGCCTCATTCCCCAAACCTCCTGTAAACATAAATTGTCTCGCCGGATTAAGGATTCCTAACCATTTACCAAATATAAGAATTCTTAAATTATTGAACATAATACCGCTCCTTTGATTAAATGTTGTTTCGGATATTAGGCACATGTGATGCTTTGAACATAACTTGCGAATCTCTTAAATTACTGATAGGAACATGCCAATTATAAAAATAACGTTTTTTAACGTCACACTTCATTATTTCTGTATTTTTTACAGCTCCCCAAATCCCTAATACAGTGTCTTTAATTTCATGAAATAAATCAGTTAACGCTTTTTTGATTGTATTAAAAGCTTGAACAATGTTTTCTTTTGTTTTATTTTTTTGAACGACAATTAACTCTTGCGCTAACTCTTTTGCCATGATTAGTTCTTGTTTATTTAACATTCAAACCACCCCTAATCTAGTATTTTATCTTAACCAACTGATATAAAAGTCGTTCTACAAAATGCATGAAAAGGAGGAAAGTTTATCCCCACTTCTAATTCATCAAATCTGAACTTTTCACCGTCCAACTTTCTACAGATTTCACTTGTACGGCTATCCATCATTGCATTTAACTCATATTCCACTACACCTACATCGATATAAGGATGAGTGTGTGCTTGATTCAGTACGAAAGATGATTCAGTCCATACCAACCGCCTAGCATCATAAGCACCTACATCCATTCGATCTACTAGCTTCTTGGTCATCTTATCGTAGTTATCTCCACGGATAAGCCCGTTCTTCAAGTCCTCTTGCATATACTTCATGAGTTTTTCTTTGTTATCCCATATACGATCACTGAAGTTCTTGCCATCTACCCACTTGGTAAAAGCAGTCTTTAATGCGACTTGTTCAAGTGTGCTGTTGAACGTAAAGCCTATGCCCAACTCCTTCATAAGAGCTTCATAGTTCTTGCCATACGTAGCGATTAAGTGCTTTTCAAACACTTCTTGTTCAATTGCACCCATCTCTAACAACTTCAATTCAGTTGAATAGTGTAAACCTTGCATGCGATTAAGTTTATATACACTTTCACGTACTGGCATTAAGTGTTCATAATCTGGGTACTTTTTAGCGAATGCTTCCAAGTCTTGATAAAGTAAATCCTTATCTTTTTTGCTTAAAGATTTAAGCATCTCACGATATTGAATTACATCATCTTTACCGTATCGATTGAAATAGCCTGCGATCTCGTTTTCAAGTTCTCTAGCTGTTTTCTTATATTGCTTTTCTAGCTGCTTTACAACTACTGCATCAGATTTATCTTGATTTTTAATCCACTGTTCTTGTCGTTTTTGCCAATAGCCTTTACTTTTAGTCATGATTATTGCCTACCATCCAATCCAGAAACTGACGAACAAACTTATCAGTTTTTGATTCTTCCAAGAATGTGATGGCTGCATATTTAAGTGCTTGTCTGAACTCTATCAACGACAGACTCATTAGCTTCACCGCCTTCATTTCTAGGTACTAATGGAGTATTCATATCTCTTTCATATGAACTTTGCTTGTCTGTTTCCTCAATTTCTTCCTCTTCAATCTGATCTAACTCATCCTGGACATTATCCACAACTGAAAGAACGGATAATTGAGTACGTTTAGAAGTAACTCCCGCTAGCTTGTCGGCTGTTTCTGCTTCTTCAACCAGGTTATTAGGTACATTACGACTAAACACATAATCAATGTGTAAATAATCCTCGTCAGCAACTCCGAAATTTGTAGGAATGTTAAACATCATCTTGAATCGTTGCATCATGCCTTTGGTGAATTTACGCTCTTTCATAAGTGTTACGTTTTCCATTGCTAGAAGCTTATATTTTAAAGCTATTCCAGCAGACGTACCAAAGTTTTCATCACTGATATTTGCAACCATACTAATTTGGAAGATTAGTTTTTCGAGTCTTTCAATTAAGTTCTCTTGTGTTGTATCAGCATTAGGCTTATCAAGAAATTCAACTACCAACTTATTCACATCACCGTCTTTTAAGTTGATGATGCGATGATCTCGAATAGACTTGATTGTATCCTCGTCCAGCACAACTCCAAGAATAGCTAAGTAAGCATCTGCAAAGTAATCGACATCATTGGCCTTTTCAGATAGCGCTTTGTTGTAAGCGTTAATTAGAGTTTCAACGTTTTCAAATGCCGATTGTCTTTCCTCATTCTCGATGTATTCGATTAAAGGAACGTCATTAAAGTAATGGTCATTGCCTGTAGCATCTATGACGATATCTCCGTCATCATTTACATTGAAATCAACTTCACTATCCACAGAATAGATAGTTCCATGTGTTTCGCCTTCGTCATCGGTCAATACCCTTACACCATATAACGGATTTTGTGCAATGGTATCATCGTAAATAACAAATCCATCTGTAGGCTCTAAATACGTCACTCGTGTATTTGCTTCTTCATCTTGATAGATAAATTCATAAGCATGTCCGTAAATGCTACACATCTTAGATAGTTCAGCGTTGTTGTCATTCTGACTGTTACGCTTTGCAATCAGCTTCATTGCATCAGCTACTTTTTTATTATCATGAATTGTTTTAACTGGATTCCCAACAAAATAACCGTTCAGCGTATCAACAATGTATTTTGCAAAGTTGACCACTAAACGGTTATCTGGTTTACCCATTTCTTTCTCATCCATGTGTTTTATTTCATGATCGCCTTTATACATATCCATTAAATCTGTGTATCTAGGGATCCTTGCTTTATGCTTGTTTATAAATTCCTCTAATATTTCCCCAGTCAATTCCTTTTCCGGGTCCATTGTAAATACTTCCAATTACAGCCCTCCTTTGAAAAGCTTCACTGTTGTGTGGTCCTGTATCGATTCAGCTACACCTGTTAAAGCATCTGGCGCATCATCATGTTTATTCTTACCTTCTTTTTGATAGGTAGTTAATGACTCGTGAAGCTCTGGCCATCTTAGTCTCCAATTAGAAGGGAAATAGATGTGATCCATTACCCAGGTAGCATTAGACAATATTCTTGCTTCTTTGTTTTTTGATTGGTGGAACAAATCGAATGAAGTTCGGTTACTTCCATACTTTTCTTTTAAAATACGTTCCACACTTCGACCATACCCTCGACCACCACTGTTAGATTCAATTCTTACTAGGTTCACTTTATGCTCATGAAGTTTTTTTGCAAGAAGCGGTTCTGTGACTTCCATGGGATCCTTTGTATAAATAACATCCACGATGTACGCTTCCTTGTCTTTTGTTTCCGCATAAATAAAAGATGCCAAGTAATCCTTACCAGTATCGGCCGTATCCGTGTATGAACCAATCTTAAC